ACTATCTTGTTAGACAGTACAAGCACGTAGCCTCCATTGCAACCTTCTTGCAGTTTAAAGACAAGGGTGTTGTGCGAGATATTGCTCGGGTGCTTCACGTACCACTCACAGACGTAAACAAGGTCCTTAAGCTTGTCGATACTTGGGATGAATACTGCATGTCCAAGCAAACAGCTTGGTTCAGAGAGAAGTACCCAGAGATTGAGCAGTACGGAGAACAGCTTCGAGGAAGAATTCGCGGTACAGGAATTCACGCCGCTGGAGTAGTTACCAGTAAGAACCCAATCTTCCGCTATGCACCCATGGAGACCAGAAACTCTCCAGGGAGCGGTGGGAGGATCCCTGTGGTTGCCGTAGACATGGAAGAGGCAGAAAGAATTGGCCTCATCAAGATTGATGCTCTTGGGCTAAAGACTCTGAGTGTAATCAAAGACACTCTTAATATCATCAAGAAAAGACACAGAAAAGATTTGAGCCTTAAGTCAATAGATATGGAAGACTCAAACGTATACGAAATGCTTTCCTTTGGACACACAAAAGGAGTCTTTCAGTGTGAAGCCACCCCTTACACAAACCTTCTGATTAAAATGGGGGTAAAAAACTTTAATGAGCTAGTAGCCTCTAACGCTTTGGTGCGCCCAGGAGCAATGAACACCATCGGAAAGGACTACATTGCCAGAAAGCATGGCAAGCAGAAGATTTCCTTTACTCACGAGATTATGAAGAGCTACACCGCTGAGACCTATGGCTGTGTCCTTTACCAGGAGCAGGTCATGCAGGCCTGTGTTAATCTTGCAGGAATGTCTATGGCTGATGCCGACAAGGTTCGTAAGATTATTGGTAAGAAGAAGGATGCTAAAGAGTTTGACATATTCAAGGATAGGTTTGTGAATGGAGCATCAAAGCATATCTCTCCAAACGTAGCCAAGGATCTGTGGCACGACTTCGAGGCCCACGCGGGGTATTCTTTTAACAAATCTCACGCCGTAGCATACTCTACAGTATCTTACTGGACAGCATGGTTGAAGTATTACTACCCACTAGAGTTTATGTTCGCCATGCTCAAGAACGAGAAGGACAAGGATGCTCGTACAGAGTACCTAATTGAGGCTAAGAGAATGGGCATCCCTATCAGACTTCCCCACGTAAACGAGTCCGATGCAGACTTTAAAATTGAAGGCAAGGCGATTCGCTTTGGGCTATCAGGGATTAAGTTTATCTCTGACACCATTGCCTCTAAGTATATTGCGGCCAGGCCCTTTATCTCTTACGCGGAGCTCGAAGAGTTCTCAAGCAAAAAGGGGAGCGGAGTAAACGCTAGAGCTCTTAACTCTCTAAAGTTTGTTGGCGCGGCAAGCTTTCTGGACAATCCAAGAGACGAAGTTGCGATTAGGGAGTCCTTGTATGAGTACCTAAACCTTCCTGAGTTTAGCGTTACGGTGCCTTCTCACTACCACGCTTTTATAAAAGACGTTTGTGAGTTTGAGGAGAAGGGTTCCTTCTTGCTGATGGGCATGATTAAAAATATTAAAAGAGGCAAGGGGTGGTCGAGGGTAGAAATTCTTGATAAGACTGGGTCTGTAGATATCTTTGATGAAGAGCAGACGACGATTGAAACAGGAAAGATGTATATTCTTCTGGCTAGCGACAACAGAATCGTCTCCGCAATTCCAGCGGAAGGCGCTCAGCAGTCCGACGCTGCAATCATCAAGTTCTTAAACTACAAGATGTTACCCTATGGTGACGACGAAATGTTTGTTGTATCCTTCAAGCCTCGAATGACAAAGGCTGGTAAAAAGATGGCAACACTTACCTTAGCAGACACAAGCAGAGACCTTCACCCAGTGTTGGTCTTTCCCACAGCGTTTGCCAAGGCATATATGAAGATTCAAGAGGGAAGCTCCTACAAATTCTCTTTTGGAAAAACGAAGGACGGAACAGTAATATTGGAGGATATACATGTTTGATGACGTAGCAACGCAAGTACACAAGACCTCTGTTGAAAAGGGGTTTTGGCCAGAAGGAGGCATTAACGATATCTTTATTGCCAAGCAGTGCATGATGATTGTATCAGAGGTCACTGAGGTAATGGAGTCTATTCGAAAGGACAAGGGGAGCCAGGACACCGTAGAGGAGCTGGCAGACGTTCTTATCCGTACCCTGGATCTTTGGAAGGGTATGCGCCTTAGCGGTTACGTTACGCACTCCCTAGACGAAGCCATGGAAAACAAAACAAGCTATAACAAGACAAGGCCAGAAAGGCATGGTGTACGCTTTTGAGTAATGTTACTTTAGAGGAAGCTCTAGCAATGTTGGACCCCAAGATTCGAAAGAAGATTGGATCTGGTGTTGGAATTAAGACAGAGTTCCAGAAGACTCCAAGTCCAGGGCTAAACAAGGCTCTAGGTGGAGGCTTTCCCTACGGAAGGCAAGTCCTTCTTTGGGGAAGCAAGTCCAGCGCAAAGTCTTCTCTATGTCTACAGACTATCGGTCTGGCACAAAAAGACGGAAAGCTCTGTGCCTGGGTCGATGCTGAAACGTCTTATGACGAAGAGTGGGCCAAGAAAATGGGGGTAGATCCAGAACAACTAATCTATTCCGAAGCTAGAAGTGTCAATGACATGGTAGACGTATGTGTCGCTCTGCTTCACGCTGGAGTCGATATGATTGTTATTGATAGCATTAGCTCACTGCTTCCTGCCGTATACTTTGAGAAGGATACCTCGGACCTAAAGTCTTTGGACCAGACGAAGCAGATCGGTGCGGAGTCTAAGGACTTAAAGCACGCCTGGCTAATGATTAACTATGCAAACAACAAAGAAAAACCAGCACTAATTTTGGCAATCTCTCAGGCCAGGAATAACATTACAGCTATGTACACCCAGTCTGTACCTACGGGAGGGCTAGCTACACAGTTTATGTCTTCCACCATCGTAAAGCTTTTCTCCTCATCGTCTGACTCACAGGCCATCAAGGCAAAGATTAGGTCTAACGACAAGCTCATTGAGCAAAAAGTTGGTCGTAGAGTACGGTGGGAAATCCAGAACTCAAAGACTTCCCCCCCAGGAGAAACTGGAGAGTACGACTTCTACTTTAAGGGAGATCTTATTGGGATTGACTCTATTGCAGACCTGGTGGATACCGCAGAAATGTACGGTCTCGTAGAGCGCACAGGCGCCTGGTACATTATTCCTGACGGCAGTAAAGTCCAAGGACGTCCAGCGTACATCGAGTACGTAAAAACTAATCCTGAGCTGCAAGCAAAGTTGATTGAGGGCATTAGTGCCTAGGTACAGCATCTATCAAGGCCAATTCGTATGCTCTGTATGCAAGAGAGTGACAACAAGTCTGAGGTTTTATCCAGAATCAAAAGAAATGACCTGGGTATGTAAAGACAAGCACCTTAATCTTGTTTCTCTAAATACAAAGAAGAGTAAGAAGGACTATGAGCGAAAGGTCTGAGGGTAAACGGATTGGGGCCAAGCTAATTAAAAACAGCGGAAGAGGCCAAACCAAGGGAGACGCCAAATGGTATAACTTTATCGTAGACTTTAAGGAGGTCGGAAAGAGCTTTACCCTAAATGCAGATGTATGGGCAAAAGCTGTGACCGATGCCCTGAAGTCTAACGCGGACCCTGCTATAATAGTAGTTATAGGACAAACAACAAAGACAAGACTGGTTGTGATAGAACTATCACTGCTAGAGCAAATGATTGAAGAGAGAGACAACAAATGAGAACCTTACTGTTAGATATAGAAACAAAGCCCATCAAGGCATGGGTATGGGGCTTGTGGGACCAGAACATTAGCATTGGGCAAATCATTGAGCCCACAGAAATGCTGTGCTTCGGAGCGAAGTGGCAGGGATCTAAGAGTAAGAAGCAAGCTTTTAGTTCTGTATACCACAACGGCAAAGAAGACATGCTCAAAGAGCTTCACGATCTGATGGAAGAGGCAGAAGTTCTTGTTGGCTGGAATTCTGCTGGGTTTGATCACAAGCACATCAAGAGAGAGTTCTTAGAGGCTGGGATGCCTCCAACATCTACAGTAAAGGACCTAGACCTGATGAGTGTGGTCAAGGCTAACTTTAAATTCCCCTCAAACAAACTAGACTATGTAGCTCAAAGACTGGGGGTAGGTTCCAAGTTTAAGCACACTGGCTTCCAACTTTGGATTGACTGCATAAACAATGACCCTAAGGCTTGGGCCATGATGAAGAAGTATCAGGCCCAGGACGTTGTTCTTTTGGATGAGCTGTATGATATTCTTCTTCCCTGGTTCCCAGGAGGTAGCAGTCTGAGCATCAAGGACAAGCGTGATATCGCTGATCTGGCAGAGGTGGTACAATAGTATGGTGGAAGAAAAAAAGACAACAATTGAAATGGTAAACGGGCTATCCGAGATTGCAGAATATATGCAAGACGAAGAACTGAAAGAGGCTCTAGAGTTCATTGCCAAGGTTATCCTAAAGCCAGACATTCCTCCGAGTATAGCTGTCCTGGAGTTAGTAAGACTCCAGGCGATTCAGGTCAAGCTTAGCCTGCGGGCTACTTGGATGGCAAATGTTGATAAAACCGACAGAGCTAAAAAGAACATATATTATACCGCCGCCGAATCTTTGCAACAATTCTGTCAGACACTAAAGTATGTGTTAAAATAATCCTAGGAAAGCAGCGTATAAAAACAAATAATTATGAAGGAAATCATGGCTAAAACACTACTAAGCGAACTACTGGCTTCAACACCCAAGCCAGTTCAGAAGAACGAAGAAATGGAAGCCCTGGTCGAAAAGATACAGTCTGGGTATACCGCCAAGCGCGGATCCAGACACCAACAGAAAAAGACTTTTGCTCCATCGACCATAGCTTATGGACACGGTGAGTGCGCAAGGTATTGGTACTTGGCCTTTGAAGGTGGCAACTTTGAAGATTATGCTGACAACTTCGCAGGCGCCAACATGACTAATGGTACAAAATCACACGAAAGAATCCAGCAGGCAATTGAAGACTCTGGGATTTTGATTGATTCAGAGTTCAAGATTATTAACGAAGACCCCCCAATCTTTGGTTATGGCGACGTAATCCTAGACTGGAACAACGAAGAGCTCCTTGGAGAAATCAAGACAGCTATGTCTGAGGGGTTTGAGTACAGGAAGAAAACGGGTAAGGCAAAAGCTGGACACTTAATCCAGATCCTTATCTACATGAAAATCCTTAAGAAGACAAGGGGAGTTCTCATCTATGAGAACAAAAACAATCATGAGATTCTAGCTATCCCTGTAGCAATGAACGAGTACCACACACAGTGGATAGATAAGACGTTTGATTGGCTTAGAACGGTTCGTAAGGCTTGGGAGGATAAAACCCTGCCCCAAAAGAACTACCGAGCAAACTCTAAGATCTGCAAGACGTGTCCGCTAAGGGCAGTCTGTGACCAGGCTGGAGACGGCGTGGTTAAAATAAATGCTTTGGAACCCATAACTAATGAAAACTTGCCAATGGTGTGACGACTCTTTTCAACCAAACGTAGGCTACCAAATCTACTGCTCTACAGGGTGCAGGGATTTGGCAACAAAAGAAAAAATTGCCCAGCGTTATGCACTATCTAGAAGAACCCGAATGATGGGCAAAACTAGAAAGTGCAAAGCGTGTGGAACAAGCCTTTCAGCTTACAACGACGATACTATTTGTCAAGTATGTGTCATTAATCCAGGAGAAGTCTCTAAGGCTCTCAAAGATATGAAGAGGATTGCTAATGGTAAAGATAAACTCGATTAACGGCGCTCCCAGTAGACTCTGTTCTATTGATGCCAGCACCAATAGTCTAGCTTTTGCTATCTTTGATAACAAGGACCTAGAGTCTTTTGGCAAGATCAACTTTAAGGGAAAGAACACCTACGAGAAGATCGCTGATGCCGCAGAGAAGTCTCTGGCCTTTTTTAATTACTACGGTGTCCCAGAATGTATAGTCATCGAGCACACAGTGTTTATGAATTCTCCTAAGACTGTAGCCGACCTAGCCCTGGTTCAAGGGGCTATGCTGGGCTCAATGTCTATGTCTGGAGTAAAGACAATTAAGTCTATTAACCCTATAGCTTGGCAAACATTTATTGGGAACGGAAGACTGACCACTCCAGAAAAATTGGCGGTACGTAATGAGTACCCAGGAAGAAGCGATTCTTGGTATAAGACCAGAGAGCGAGAAGTCCGTAAGCAAAAGACTATTAGGTTTGTCAGTGTACAGTATGGTAGGACGACACAAGACAATGACGTCGCAGATGCCATTGGGATTGGTCACTACGCCATAAGCAACTGGGACAAGTTGAGCTCCTAGATGGTAAACAAGCTGTACAAGAGCGAGGCCTGGCTCAAAAAAAGGTATCAGATGGAGAGGAAGACTCCACAAGAAATAGCTGACGAGTGTGGGGTCACACTGGCAACGATCTATACTCATCTAGACAAGTTCAACCTAAGAAGAAGCTGGCGATGAGGATCACATTGACACCAATGCTCAGACAGTGTATACTAGAGTATCAGGTCATTTACTACAAACGTAAAGGGAAAATAAATGGTACGCTTTAGAAATCTTTCAAAGCCAAAGCCTTCGCACTTCGCCAGGCTTCCAGAGGTGACTGTTGAAGGATTCTTAATTGAACAAGGAGAAGTCATCAGGATTAAGGATGAGCATGGTATAAGGTTTAAGTTTGACTCCTTAGTCACAAACAAAAACACAGGCGCCCAGTGGATAGACTGCTACGAGGTTTATAAGCATCGAACAGGATCCCTGCGATCATTTAAGATTGATCGCATAAAAAGAATTCCCAAAAGGAGGAAGCGCATTGCAAAACGAAGAACAGATAGTTGAACATCTTGACCAAATGAACAAGGTCGTAGGAGAATATCTTAAGGGAGGTGACGCCACAAAGATATCTAAACAGCTAGCAATTCCTAGGGTAAAAGTTGTAAGTCTAATTAAAGAGTGGCAGATTCTGGCTTCCGACAATGTTGCCATTAGAGCTAGGGCCCAAGAGGCTCTGGCCGTTGCTGACCAACACTACGGTAAGCTGATCGGTCTAGCCTACGAGGTTATTGATGAGGCAACGATGACGGCAAACCTTGCGTCTAAGACGTCTGCGATCAAGCTCGTTATGGATATAGAGTCCAAGAGAATTGAAATGCTTCAAAAAGCTGGTCTGCTGGAAAACAAAGAGCTGGCTGAGGAAATGCTGGAAATTGAACGACGCCAAGAGATACTTATCAATATTCTAAAAAATATTGCCTCAGATCATCCAGAGATTAAAGATAAGATTATGGCAAGCCTCTCAGAGGCTTCAAAAAAGCTTGACGAAACGGTAACGATAGTTCACCATGTTTGATGAGTTCTTTGATGTATTAGAAGACAGCCCCTTTGCGGAGAAACCTGTAGATGTTCGGACTTTTGTCGAAGGAAAAGATTTCTTGGGGCAGCCCTCGCTGTCGGCTCCTCAGTACGACATTGTAGAAGGTATGAGCCAGATATACAAGATAGAAGAGTTACAGGAGCTGATGGGGTTTGAGGAGGGTAGCCAGTACTACAAAAAGTTTACAAAGAACGAGATCATTCTCCAACTTGGCAAGGGTAGTGGAAAAGACTACACCTCCACTGTAGCTGTATGTTACATAGTTTATAAACTCTTGTGTCTTAAAGACCCCGCGGTGTATTACGGTAAGCCCTCTGGTGACGCCATTGATATTATCAACATTGCGATTAACGCAACACAGGCAAAGAACGTTTTCTTTAAAGGCTTTAAGACTAAGGTTGAGAGGTCTCCCTGGTTTGCAGGAAAGTATTATTCAAAGATGGACTCTATAGAGTTTCCCCATTCTGTAACAGTATACTCGGGCCACTCAGAGCGTGAGTCTCACGAGGGGTTGAACCTGTTAGTGGCCATCCTTGATGAGATCTCGGGGTTTGCGGTAGAGACCGCGACAGGCAACGAGCAGGGGAAGACAGCCGATAATATCTATAAGGCTTTCCGAGGTTCGGTAGACTCCCGATTCCCTGACCTTGGCAAAGTGGTTCTGCTGTCTTTCCCCCGATACCCAGGAGACTTCATATCTACAAAGTATGAATCGGCTATCATGGAAAAAGAAGTGGTTGAGAGAACTCACAAGTTTATCTTAAACGCAGATCTTCCAGAAGACAGCGAGGGCAATACCCTAGAGATTACGTGGGACGAAGACCACATCGTATCGTACAACCTTCCAGGGGTGTACGCCCTTAAGAGACCAACCTGGGAAATAAACCCAACAAGAAAGATAGAAGACTTCAAGCTAGCGTTCTATACAGACCTGAATGATGCCATGATGCGTTTTGCTTGCGACCCTAAGTTTTCTTCGGATGCCTTTTTTAAGCAGCACGACAAACTTCGCTCGTCAATGTCAGCCAGGAATCCCTTAGATGAATTTAGAAGGCTAGAAGAAAGCTTTCATCCAAG